GATAGGTCAACATCGCTGACCTACTTGGGTCAACATCGCTGACCTAACCATTTCACTAGCCAAGCCATTGAAAGAAAACAACTTTTGTAACCGATCGACCTAAGTAGGTCAACATCACTGACCTATATAGGTCAACCTCACTGACCTAATAATTAATTTTTGTTAACTATTTACCCCCCGACGGCCCCTCCCGTCCTATCTGTCATTCGCCCGCTCTTGACATATCTTCCCCCCTTCTATAGCCCCTTTAGGGGGCTATAGAAAGGAAGATTAGTCAAGAGGGGGCGAAGGAAGACAGATGACGGGAGGAGGGGGCCGGCGGCCAAAACTTTTTTGTGTCCGATCGAGATTAGACTAGACAGGCCAAGCACAATCCCCTATGGGCTGGCTACCGAATCACCTGGAAAGGAACAGACATGACTGACATTTATGCTCAATTCGACCGCGCTTTTTCCCAAGTGCGAGCTGGCGTCATCCTGAAGGATGGCGCGCCGGCTGGCCGCTATGCTGTCAAGTATCCGCGTGACGGCATGGGACGCGCCAGCTTTTATCTCCAGGCCTGGGGCTCGCCTATGGTGAAGGGGAGCGCGTCAGGCTGTGGCTATGACAAGACGACAGCCGCCGCCCACCGCGCCGGCCATGCGCTTGTGGCGACGATCCGGCGCGGTAACGCCGCGGATTTCGATGAGAAAGCCGCGGTGGCGCTTGAGATTGGCGCCGCCTTGGCGGGTGACAGCGACGGCGGGTATGGCTGGCGGAGTCGCTTGGAACAGGCCGGCTACACGGTCGCATTTGCTATCTGACGAGACAAGGAAAGGAACGGACAATGACCCTAGGGCACTTTGAGCACGGTTTCGACCGATTCGCTTGTATCGGAGACACAATCGAAGCCGAAGTTGACGGTTTCCTGATTGTGGCGCGGCTGGAAGATGACCGCGGCCTCGCATCGCCAGACAAGGTCGATGAAGGTTTCTGGCCGTCGCTCGATCCGTCGGACCCCGGCTATATCGGCCCCAAGAGCCCTGCAACTCTGCGGCGGCACATGAAACGCGCACGAGCTATCCTCGAAGCTTGGGAGCGCGGCGAGTGGTCTTGGTGCGGCGTAGTGCTGTCCATATATCGCGACGGCGTGTTGCTGGATGGGCACGCGGCCAGCTTGTGGGGGCTTGCACTGAACTTCCCGGCTTTCACCAAGCGTGACCAAGCGCGTTCCAACTGTTACCTTACCGAATGCGCGGAAGAGATGATCCCGGAAGCTTTGGACGTTGGCCGCGCAATTTTGAGCAAGCTTACTGAAAGGAACGGAAAATGACCGACACAAATTCAGCACGCGGCGCCCCCGCATGGTGGAACTCTTTGGGGCGCCGATCCGCCTTTATTGCCGGATACGTAGAGGCGATGTTTTTCACCTGGCCCGACGATGACGGGGACAGCCCCGCTAGCGTCGGAGATCTGGCCCCCGAAACGCTGGCGCGCATCTTTCGCGACTGTCGGCACTTCCAGCAACGGTCCAGGTCAACCCTGGCGGCCGCCTGCATCCTGCACGACTATTCCCTGGAACAGGCCGGCCGTGATTTCTGGTTCGCCAGAAACGGCTACGGCGTCGGATACCGGGACCGCGATCTGGGCGACCTGGGCGATCGGCTGACGCGCATTGCCGGGCGTTTCGGCGAAGTTTACCCCTACCGGGGCGACGATGGCCGGATGTATCTGGCATGAGGCGGCGTTATGCGCTCCCCCCGGCCCCCCGATCTCCCCGCGGCACGGCCGGCAGGCTATGGCTTTTGGTGGCGGCCTTGGCCGTTCTGGGGATGGGATGGACAGGCACCTGAAACGGAAGGCAAGGCAATGGAAGTAGCTGACGCAATGCGCTGTGTTGCAAACAGGGGCGACGAGAGCCCGCATCTGGATCCCCTGGCCGATTGGCTGCGGGGCGTCCTGCTGGCGATCCCCGATGGTGAGACGTGGACTAGCCGCGCGCTCTATGAGCACATGGAATCCCTTGGCTTGGGCGCCCCGCACAAACTTATCAACCAGTCCCTGTGGCGGCTGCGGGCCAGCGGCAAGGTGGATGATCTCTGGCAGTATGATTACACCCGGCGTTTCATGGGGCACCCGCTCATCTTGTGGCGCCGGCCTGCTGCCGTCGATCCGGGCGTTTTCTGATGTTCGGCACCTACACCCGCAAAGGCCCCCGGCCCGCCTGGCTTAACCCCTATCTCCGAAAGCCGGATAACAGCTTTACCCGCTTCGCGTCTGCTGTGCGCCGATCTGGTAAACGGAACCTCCTGGATGAGATAATGGACCCGGTGCGGGTGAATGTGGCTGCTGGTGACGCCCCGCCCGATCTGGTGGCGGCCTTGTCAGCTTACACGCGCCGCCCCTTCTATTCGCCGGAAGAACTGGCGCGCCTATGGCCCGTCGTTTCGGTTGGGCTGTGCGGCAAATCGCGGGGGCTGAGGCCCACGGCTTCCGCTGTGCGGTCCAATCTGGCGCTCGCTAGGCTGCCTCTTTTGCAACGGGCCGGCGGGTCAACCTGGTTCATGAAAAACGGCCGGATGCACGAATTTTTCATTGTGTCAGACGTTCGCCATTGGACACGCGGCCCGATCTCGCAGGAGACCTTCGACGCGGTGATGGCCGGAGACGGTTGACACCGCGCCCCCATGCGGGCCACGATTTGGCTAGCGGATTTGCTCCCCGCTAGTGCCGGCCCTCTGCTGTGGTTCCGTTCCTCCACGTCATATCGGAGGGCCGGCACGCCTTAAGGAACGGAATGAAACCTTGTCTGAAGCCGTCAACCCCCGCCTGAAAGCCGCCCTGGCCTACGCGCAACGGGGCTGGCACGTCTTCCCCTGCCTGGCCGGTCTCAAGGTGCCGGCGACCGAGAGCGGCCATCTGGACGCTACAACGGACGCGGCACGCATTGCGGCCTGGTGGGAGGAAAATCCCGCCTACAATGTCGCCATTGCGACCGGCCCAAGTGGGCTGTTAGTCGTGGACGTAGACCCGGCAGGGGTGCCGCACTGGGATGACCTCTTGGCGGCTTTCCCCGATCTGGCGCAAGCCGCCCTGGCCGCGCCAAGGGTCGCAACGCCCCGTCAGGGGTGGCATGTCTATTTTGAGGGAGAGGGCCCGTCCACGGTCCGAAAGCTGGCGCCTGGGATAGATACCCGCGGGGCGGGCGGTTATGTGGTAGCGCCCCCGTCTGTCATAGACGACGGCAAGAGCAAGGGCGAATACAGCGGCGATACCGAATGGGTGCCGCTTGTGCCTCTGCCCGAGGCTTTTGGCGCGCATGTCGCCAGTCTTAAGCAGCCTGTCGATCGTGCGGCACCAGCTTTGCCAGCCGGTGAAATAGAATGGGACCGTCCAGAGACCGTCACCCGCGCCGGGAGATGGTTGGACGGTCTGGTTGAAGCTGGCGATGTAGCGGTAGAGGGATGCGGTGGCGACCAAAGAACATATGAGGTCGCATGCCGTGTCCTGGAACTGGGGATAACGCCCGAGCGGGCCGCCTCGCTTATCTCCGATCGCTGGAACCCGCATTGTCGGCCGCCATGGGACGAAGCCGAGTTGCGCGCCAAGGTTCGCAATGCATGGACCTATGGCCAGGAGACACGGGGCGGCAAGGCCGAGAAGCCTCTGGAGCAGGAACACGCGCACTTGCTGGAAACTCCGGCCGAGGCGAAAACATACCGCTATGAGGTTCTGCACATATCGGAAGCGCGTCAAAAGTGGGCGCCGCCCGAATGGCTGATCGAGAATGTGATCCCGACCGAGGGAACGGGGGTCGTTTTTGGCCCGTCGGGAACATTCAAGAGTTTCGCGCTGTTGGACGTGGCGCTTTCGCTTTCCACCGGCCACGGCCCTAACTGGTGGCAGGGAGACGACAGGGAACCGCGGTCGGTCCTGTATCTGGTGGGCGAAGGGCCGTCGGCTTTCGTTCGCCAGCGCACCGATGCCTGGTATGCCGCCCACGGGGTTCCTGGCCTCGACAGGCGATCGAGGCTCTACACCGTGAAAGGCGTTCCACCGTTCGAGATGCATGTTCATTGGCAGGAGATTATCGAGCAGATTGAGGCTCGTGATATTCGGCCCGCCTTTATCGTGATCGATACTCTCAGCCGTGCCATGGCTGGCCTGGATGAGAACAGCGCCAAGGACGTGATGACGGCGACACTGAAGATGGAAGCGATGTCGCGTCGGTTCGGATCTTTCGTGCTCGGGGTGCATCACACCGGCAAGTCGATCGAGCGGGGGATGCGCGGTTCCTACGCCTGGTTCGGCAATTCGGATGTTGTGCTTGAGACCGAACGCAAGTCGGAATCCCATGTCGAAATCGATATGCACGTTCGGAAGATGAAAGACGGCGACCGGATGGAGCACCCGATCCACCTGGAGGGTGAACTGTTCGGCTCGACCTTGGCCTTTCGTCGTGTGTGGGGCTATGAGCCCCCCGAAGTTACAGCGCCACCAAAGGCCCAATCCGGCGCAGGCACCGAGGAATGGCTTCAGCCGGCCGCCCTTTATGTCGTCCTGTCCAAAGGCCCGCTGCATCTCGACCATCTGGCCGTCGCGCTGTCGCAAGCCTACCAGGTCAGCGAGCGCAAGGTGAGACGCGCTCTGCTCGATGCCAAAGACCGGCGTCTGCGCGCGTGGTGCCCCGATGGCCTGATCTGGCAAGTGCCAGCGGCTTCTACACCCGAAGGGACCGAGTTTTGAGACTTGACTACACAGGGAAGGATTTTGTCCTGACGCTCGACCCTCGGGTTGACGGTCTGGCGCCCGCCGATCTGATGTTGGAGCGCGGTTTGGACTATTCCCTGCCTGACAGCCGGCCGGGTCATTCCGTGCTCTACACCAGGGAGCCATGGGCCGTTGCCGATATGGTCGAGCACGCTACGCCGCGCGCTGCGGCGGTTCTCAAGCCCATGGCCAGCCGCATCGCCGCCTCACGGGCCGAAACGTCTGATTCGCATTTCCGTATGCCGCCAGACAAGGAACTGTGGCCTTTTCAGCGGGCCAGCCTGGACTATGTGCTCTCCCGGCAACAGTCGATTATCGCAGACGCACCGGGGCTCGGAAAAGAGCAACGGGTTGATGAGCCCGTTTTGACGCCTTCGGGTTGGCGACCGATTGGTGAATTAGAGGTCGGAGATAAAGTGTTCGCCGCAGACGGCACCGTGACCGAGGTTATTGGGGTGTTTCCGCAGGGAATGAAGGCATCCTACCGAGTTACTTTTCGCGATGGCACGTCGGCTTGCTGCGGCGAGGAACATCTATGGAAGGTTTACAATAAATCTTGGAAGGGTGAGAAGTGGCGGGTCATTTCGCTGCGGGCCATGTTGGATAACGGGTTTACGATGCCTAGAGGCAACCGTAAGAATCCTAGGTTCCGTATACCCCTATGCGCGCCGGTCCAGTTCCCGGAACGTGATCTGCCTGTGGACCCTTATGTGTTGGGTGTTCTTCTCGGCGACGGGTCATTGACAGGGCCAAGCGTTAACTTCTCTAACCCCGATTTTGACAGTGCAATTCGTGAGGAAATCCTGCGTCGGCTACCCGGAGAATACGCGCTCACAGCCAATAGACACGCAGCTTGCCCGTCTTATGAAATCGTGCGGCCCAACTCTCGCCAACCTAACCCGATCAAGGCGGCGTTGGAGGAACTCGGAGTCCGAGTGTTATCGGGCGACAAGTTCCTCCCCGACATATATTTTCAAGCCAGTGTGGCACAGCGTCTAGATTTGCTACGCGGGCTCATGGATACTGACGGGTCTTGCACAGCAAACCGAACAACCTTCCACACGATCTCGCCTCTTTTGGCCAACGGCGTGGCTGACTTGGTGCGCTCTCTCGGGGGCCAGGCGGTAGTGCGTTTTTACGACCGCGCGCACCATCAGAAACCGGGTGAGTTTCAGGTCAACGTCAAGATGGAAGTCTGCCCTTTCTTTCTGCCGAGGAAAGCCGCTGAGTGGGCGCCTCAGCGTGGGCTTACAAAGGCGATATGGGGCGCGGAATATGAGGGGAGTTTTGAGTCCGTTTGCATTCGGATCGCGCACCCCGAACAGTTATATATCACGCGGGACTACACCGTAACCCATAATACGCCGCAGGCGATCGTCTATGCCAACGAAATTGGCGCGAAGCGGGTGCTGGTGATCTGTCCGGCGGCGATACGCCATCAGTGGGCTCGGCGGATCCGGGAATGGTCCACGATGCGCTGGCCCTTTGTTGTCTATACCGTCTCGAACAGCAAGAATGGTATCCACCCGACTGCCGAATGGACGGTGATCTCCTATGCACTGGCCCGGAACCCGGCTCTGGTGGCGGCCATTGCCGCGCAGCGGTTCGATCTGCTTATCGTCGACGAAAGCCATTATCTCAAAGACCCCAACGCTGGACAGACAAAGGCGATCTACGGCGGTGCCGATGGCCTGTATCATTTCCGAAGCGGTGCCGATGCCCTGCCGTCAATCATATCCCGCTGCGCGCATGTTCTATGCCTGTCGGGAACCCCGATCGTGAACCGGCCTCTTGAAGCCTACACCACGTCCAGGAACCTGTGTTGGGACTCCATCGACTATATGAGCCTGGAAAAGTTCCGGATGCGCTACAATCCACAGAAAACGAAGTTCGTGGGGGACGGCAAGCGCGTCAACGATGAACGGATTGGCCGAGTGCGGGAATTGGGCAACCGGATGCGGGGCACATTCATGGCTCGCCATGCCAAGCGAGACGTGATGAAGCAACTGCACATGCCTGAATATGAAATTGTGCAGGTCGAGGAAACCGGCGAGGTTCGCGCGGCTCTCCGGGCCGAGAGCCTTCTCGGGCTCGACATCGAGACGCTTCAAACCACGAGGGATTACACGATCCTCGGGCATATCGCGCAGGTCCGGCGTGAGATGGGCATAGCCGTAGCGCCACAGGCAGCGGATTATGTCCGCGTTATCCTTGAAGGCGGCGAGGACAAGGTCGTCGTCTTCGGCTGGCATATCGAGGTGCTCGACATTCTGCAACAGTCTCTCGCCCGCTTTGGCGTCCTGCGGATTGACGGGTCAACGACTGCGAAAAAGCGCCAGCACTATGTCGATCTGTTTCGTTCCGATCCGGCAATGCGGGTCATGCTTGGGAATATCCAGAGCATGGGGACAGGGGTGGACGGGTTGCAGGAGGTGGCCACGCACTGTGTTCTGGTTGAACCGTCATGGACACCCGGCGAGAATCAGCAAGCCGTGGACCGGCTGGACCGTGGCGGCCAGAAAGGGCAGGTGCAGGCCGATTTTCTGGTTGCACCCGGATCGGTCGCTGAAAAAATCCTGGTGGCGGCGTTACGGAAGGCTGACACCATCCACAGGACCATAGGTTGACAGGAGGGAAAAACGGTGAGACGATATATGCAGGAGCGGAATATGGAACGGCTCAACAGTTTTATCGAAGCTGCGCTTAATGCGTATGAACTCGCCGTCGGCCTCAAGCCGGAAGCGGTCGGCGGCGTGCTGCAAGTCTATTTTCCGGAGGCAATCAGGTATCTGAAAGGAAAGAAGGATGATCGAGATCAAACTCACATGCGAGACCGTGGCGGAAGCGCAGGCCGAGATGAAGGCCCTGCTCAACGGCAGCCCGACCTCTTTGGCAACGACTGCACCGGCTCCGGTGATTACAACCAACTCGACCTCTTTGGCCGTGGTTGCACCTGCGAAGGTTTTGGCGACGACCACAGCCTCTGATGGTGCGACCGGTGCGTCAGCCAGTTCAACGCAAAACACGGAGAAGCGCGGACGCGGGCGCCCGAGGAAGAATACCGTTTCTGGCTCGGAGCCGGCGACGACGACGACAAAGGAAGATGACGAGGGAAACTCGCCGTCTGGCGAAACCTCTGCGACGGTCGAGGTCGAACAGCCTTCGGTCGATGCATCCTCGACTTCTTCGGAGACTGCGACTGCTGCCGATGACCCGATCTCGGATCAGGATTTGCAGCGGTTCTGCGCTCGTGTGGCACAGCATTTCGGCGGGCCGGCCAGGCTTTTCGATATGTGCCAGCCCTATGTTCCCGAGGGTGGAGTGCTGCGTCCCACGAATATCGCCGACCAGGCCAAGCGCCGTGCGTTCGTGGCCGATCTCGAAGCCGCCAGCGGGCTGAAGTTCCATGGCTAAGGGCCACAGTCTGTTGGGGGCTTCCAGCGCCGCGCGCTGGTTGGCCTGTCCCGGCTCGTTCGATCTGGTGCAGCTTGTGGGAGAGGAGCCCGAGAGCGAACATGCCGCGCTCGGGACAGCCGCCCACAAGGTTGTCGAGATGGCGCTGAATGAGGGGAAGGATGCCTGGGAGTTCGTTGGCCAGAAGATTGACGGCTTCGACGTGGCACCCGACCGGGACGACGCTATCGACCCAATCGCGCTTCAGGTCTACCTGGACTACATCTCGGCTATTACCGATGAGGCGGATTATGTAGAGGTCGAGCACACCTTCGGCAAGAAATACAGGCCGAACCCCTATTTTTGGGGGACGGCGGATTTCGTGGCTGTGTCTGACCATCTGCATGTCGTGGACTACAAGAACGGCGCCGGGATCGAGGTTGATGCCGTTGGCTCGCCCCAACTTCAGTATTATGCTTGGGGGGCTATCAACGAACTCGACTTCGATTTCCCGGACGATATGCCGGCCAGGCTGGCGATCGTGCAGCCGCGATCCTCGCATGGCTCGGAGCCGAAGGAGTGGGTTACGACGGTCGGCGCTATCCGCAAGTGGGCCACCGAAGTTCTGCTTCCGGGTATGGACCGGGCCATATCGGGCGCTGGCGATCTTCAGACGGGCGAGCACTGCCGTTTCTGCCCGGCGAGACTGGCCTGTCCTGCTGCCCGTGCCGACTTCGAGGCCGTAGCGACCGCCACGGCTGATGTCAGCGACGAGGCCCTGGACAGGCTCTATCTTCAGATGCAGACGGCCAAGATCGTCATGAAGGCTATCGAGGCCCGTATTTTGGCCCGCTGCATGGAGGGGGCGAATTTCCAGCACGTCAAGCTGGTCAGGAAACGGACGACCCGCACATGGAAGGAAGGGGTCGAACCGAAGATCGTCGAAGCCCTCGGCGATGACGCCTACGTCAGATCGTTGATCTCCCCGGCTCAGGCCGAGAAGATTTCGAGCAAGATGAAGGCGTTTGTGGCGGAAAACGCGTTTTTACCGGAGAGTGACGGCTACACGATCGCCTTGGCAACCAGCCCGACTCCGGAGGCCACTCCGTCCAGCGACTTGGCCCGTCAATTCGCTCATTACTAGGTGCTTTATGCCAAATCCGAAAAACGATCGGTTGTCGGTAGAAGATTTGAGGGAGCGTGTTGAATACGATCCCGTCTCCGGGCGTTTTACGCACGCCTTATCTAGGGGTCCGGCGGTCAAAGGTAATCCGACAGGCACACGAAAGGCGAACGGCTATACGTCACTTACAGTAAAGGGGGTCGAAGTTCTGGCTCATAGAGCGGCATGGGCTTTGACCTATGGAGATTGGCCGGATGGGTGTCTTGATCATATATCCCTAGATAAGAACGACAACCGAATTGCTAATCTCCGACTAGCCTCCGCCACTCAAAACCGCGCAAATACGCCGGTCCACAAGAACAATCTTTTGGGGGTGAAGGGGGTCCACCGCACGAAGCAAGGGCGGTTTCGGGCAGCCATCAAGGTAGCAGGAAAAACGAAAGCCCTTGGGGTAGTGGATTCCGTAGAGGAAGCGGCAGACCTATACGACGGCGCGGCGAAACGGTATTTTGGAGATTACGGCCGTGGCGACAAAAGGGGTTGTAACGCGCCGGCAGACGGGTATACTATCGCTCTGGCGACCAGCCCGACTCCGGAGGCCACTCCGTCCAGCGATCTGGCCCGCCAGTTTGCCCATTATGATGTCAATTAGAAAGGTAAGATCATGTCCAAGAAGTATTATCCCTATGTCCTCTCTCAACCCGGTCGGGCGCTCTACATCAACGCTGTCGAGGCTTCCAAGCCGCGCACCGTTGCTGAGGCCAAGACCAAGTATTCGGTGACACTCGGTATCGAGGAATCGGACGCTCAGGCGCTGTTCCAGCTTCAGGCAGATGCGATCAAGGAAGCGTTCGGGACTTTTACGGCTCCCGACGACTACATGCTCGCTTGTGTCTCCGGTGCCAAGGCTGCGGCCAAGGTGCTGGCAAGCGCGGAGATCAACGCCCGCGGCAAGCCCGAGGACGAGCGGTTCAAGATCATGTCGGCTGCGGAAGCCCGCGCCGATCTGTTCAAGCCCTATGCTGGCGTCCTGAACGCATCGAGTCGTGTTGCGTTCCATGACAGGTTTCTGGATCGGTATCAGACTGATCTCGACCCGAAGGAGCGTGAGAACGCCGACCGGATGGGTTTCCGCCTTTCTGTGATGGCGAGGCCCAAGTTCATCGTTCTTGATACACCGCTCCTGTTCCAGGAATACAAGGATCGGTTCTACCGTGGATCCTACATCGGCGGGTCGTTCAACCTGAACGCCTGGCCGCGCAAGACGGCTGACAACAAGGATGGCGTCACCGCCTATCTGAAGTCTCTTGTGTTCGTGAAGGACGGCGATCGTCTGTCGGCTGAGCGTCCGCTGGAAGACGAGTTCAGCCACTATCAGGGCCTGGCGACCGACTACAGCCCGGCGGCGGAAGCGGCCAAGGTGGACGCCTACCAGTTCTGAACTTTGGGAGGGGGTTTTGCAGCCCCCTCCCTTTCCCGAGGAACGGTTGATGCCCACTTACGTTGTCTTGGACTTCGAGACTGCCTCCTGCGCCGATCTGCGTAAGGTCGGAGCCTGGCGTTACGCCGAAGACCCCTCCACGTTCATTCTATGCCTTGGCTACAAGGTCGTCACGGATGGGAAGGCCGACCCAACCGAAGTTCTGACCGAAAAGGATATTGCGTGGCGGAGCGAGCCACTATTCTCCCTGGTCGGAAACCCGGATGTGATCTTCGTGGCGCACAACGCCAATTTCGAGCAGGCGATCTGGCGCCACATCATGGTCGGGGTCCACGGATGGCCCCCATTGCCCCCGGACCGCTGGCACGACACGATGGCGGTTGCTTGCCGCAAGACGCTGCCTCCGGCTCTCGATAACGTTGGCGCTCTCCTGCGTCTCCCGGTCCAGAAGGACAAGGAAGGCCATCGGCTGATGATGCAGATGTGCAAGCCCGGCCGGAACGGTTTTTTCGACCATGATCCAGTCAAGATGGACCGCCTGGTTCAGTATAATGTCGGGGACGTGGACACTCAGTATGAACTTCACCGGGCTCTTGGTGGCCTCGGGCCGGAAGAACGTCGGGTCTGGATACTCGACCAAAAAGTGAACCAGCGCGGTATCCGTGTTGACGTGGCCTATGTCCGCCAGTGCATGGGTCTGTTGGAGGCCGCCCGCGCACCGATGGAGCGTTCCTTTTGTGCTTTGACCGGCGGCATAAGCCCGACACAGCGGGCCAAGACGTTGGAGTGGATACAGAAGCAGGGGGTCAGGATGTTCGATCTCCGCAAGGCCACCCTGGACGCTTTCCTCGACCCTGAGAACGAACTGGATGACTTCGACGATCTTCCGGCCAATGTGCTGGAAGTCATCAAGATCCGGCGCGTGCTGGCTTCGTCATCGGTGGCCAAACTTGGGCGCATGATCGAGACGATGAACTTCGACGGTCGTATCCGCGGCACGATGCAGTATCACGGCGCCAGAACCGGCAGGACAGCCGGCAGACTGGTGCAGCCCCTCAACATGCCCCGACCGACCATCCTTAGCGATACCCTCACTCAAGGCGCTGTGATGGACATGATCCGCCGTGGCGCGGTTGGCGAAATCAATGAAGCCTGCGGGAACGTCTACGAGGCAGTGATCTCGACGCTGAGAGGCTGCTTCGCGCCAGCCAAAGGGCACATCTTCGCTGTCGGAGACTTCAACGCCATCGAGGCGCGGATCGTGCTGGCTCTGGCTGGTGAGTATGACCGCGCCAATAGCTTCGACAAGGGCGACCCTTACAGCGACATGGCTGCCAGCATCTACGGCCGCCCAGTAAACAAGCGAGACCACCCGAAGCTGCGTCATGACGGAAAGACGGTCGTGCTCGGGTGTCTTGCTGAAGGCACGAAAGTTTTGACCCATTCCGGTTGGCGGGCTATTGAAACCATCACGACAGAACACCGGCTTTGGGATGGGGAACAGTGGGTAGAGCATCAGGGACTGCTAAAGAAAGGTTTGAAGCCAACGCTCTCGCTTTGCGGACTTTGGTTGACGCCGGATCACCTAGTGTGGTGCGGCGGGCAGACTTGGTTCCCCGCCGAGCAACTAGCGGCTCCCGGAAACGGCATGATCCGCCGGGCATTGGCGATCGCTTCGGCAAACTGGAAATCACCGGCTATGTGGTCGGGCCTCGGGGCGGCCTACAGACTCTTATTGTCCGCTGTTCCTGTGGCCAACCGGAGTATACCGTGGCTCTTAACAGTTTCCGGGGCGGCCGCTCAAGTCGGTGCAACCTGTGCGCGCTCAAGGCAGCACAGGCGACTTATCGCAGGAAATACTATTGGGCTTACGCCGATGCTTGCCCGGATGATGAGCACCGTCAGCGGTTACTTAACCGGCTTTCAGCGGCGATCACTCGTTGCCACAGACCTGTTCGGAGCACCGAACGCGGCCGCTCTGTCGCCGCCGCATATACGGACCGGGGAATCAGGGTGTGCGACGAGTGGCGGGCCGATCGTGCGGCTTTTCTCCGGCACGTTCTTACGCTTCCTGGTTGGGACAATCCCGCGCTGGAAATGGACCGGGTGGACAACTCGAAGGGATACGAGCCGGGTAATATCCGCTTCGTTGACCGGCGAACCAACAACAGCAACCGGAGGACCGTGGCAAAGCTTCAGGCGGAAGTTGATGACTTACGACATCGCCTTCGCCGGGCCGAACAACAGATTCACGGTTGCGACCGATGCCGGGCCGCTGGTGGTCCATAATTGCGGCTTTCAAATGTCTGCCGCGAAGTTCGCGTTGGTGACAGGAAAGACGCCTGAGTTTAGTGAGCGCGCTGTTGGGGTATACCGCAAGGAGTGGGCCCCGCTGGTGCCGAAGCTGTGGTATGGCCTCGACGATGCCAGCACGAAGGCGGTATGGTGTAACGCCAGGCGCGCCTATGAGTATCGGGGTATCTCCTACCAGATGCGCGGCCAGTATCTCGTCTGTAGGCTCCCGAGCGGACGGGAAATCTACTACTTTGAGCCCAAGCGGGAGCAGAAACAGGCACCGTGGGACCGTTCTCAGATTCTTCCGGCTTGGTCATTCTTGTCCTTTCAGGGCAAGCGCATCCAGCGCAAGTTCATGTTTGGCGGCCTGGCCACTGAGAATGTGGTGCAGGCCACGGCCAGGGATATCATGGTCGAAGCCATGTTCCGCTGCGAGGGCAACGGTCTGCCAATCGTGTTCACTGTCTACGATGAACTGATCGCGGAGCCGCTGCTGAGTTTGCCGGATCCCGATAAGCTGCTGAAGCAATGCATGGAGGAGCGCAGCGACTGGGTAAAGGAATACCGGATCCCTATCATGGCTGAGTGCGAGACCATGCACGAGTATGCGAAATGACCGTGCAAATCCTTAATGGCGATTGCCGCGTCGTGCTGCCGACCCTGCCCGCGCAATCCGTGCACTGCATCGTGACCAGCCCGCCCTATTTTGGCCTGCGCGATTATGGCGTCGATGGGCAGATTGGGCTTGAGCAGACGCCGGATGCCTTCGTTGCCGAACTGGTAGCGGTGTTTCGGGAGGCGCGGCGCGTGTTGCGGGATGACGGGACGCTGTGGCTTAATCTGGGGGATAGCTACGCGAGCAAGTTTGCCGGTGAGCGACGGAACGCCATGGGCGCTGGATCGCCGGACCCCAGCGTGCGCCGCGCCAATCGTCTATTTGGCCTGAAAGAGAAAGACCTTATCGGCATCCCTTGGCGCGTTGCATTTGCGCTGCAAGCAGATGGCTGGTATCTCCGGCAGGATATTATCTGGTGCCTATCCGGTGGCGCTTCCGTCTACGCCCGCACGCAGAAGGGCGACATGCCGATGATGGTCAAGGATCTGGTTCGGCTACGGCCCGAGACCGTGAAGCTGTGGAACGGCGAGAAGTGGACGCAAGTTCTCGGCTGGTCGAGGTCGAAACGCCCACGCGACGGCGCGCTAGAGATCGAACTGCGCAGCGGCGAGCGCATTGGTTGCACACCGGGGCATCAATGGCCGACCGAGCGCGGCGTGGTGCGTGCTGACGATCTGCGCATCGGAGACGTGATTGCTACAACGCGCCTGCCGCAGCCCGACGCTCCGAGAGACCCCGCCGCGCTTGGCAATGACGTGGCGTGGTTGTGCGGCCTCTACCTCGCTGAAGGTTCGATCAATGGCAACACAATACAGCTCGCCGGCCATGCTGACGAGACGGCCAATCGCCTTTCTCGGATTGAGGGCGTGGCGGCATCGTTTGACGCTCCAGTAGGCGTCCACACCGATGGCAACAACGCGACGATTCGGATTGAAGGCGCGCTGATCGCTTCCGTCATCCGGGCCTACATCCACGGCGTCAGCGCCCACGACAAGGGCATCAAGGTTCGCGCATGGAATCGTGGGGATGATTGGTTGCGCAGCCTGTTCGAGGGCTACCTTGCGGGCGACGGCCACCATGACGCGAAGAACGACCGCTGGCGCTTGGGCTTCTGCCGCAATGATCGCCTTGCGCGTGACTTCCGAACCCTGGCGGCTAGGCTTGGCCTGTCGCTCCGACTCGCAGCTATGACCGCGACCGGCTTCGGCAAGGAATGGCCAGCCTATCGTGGCGACGTGCGCCTCACGCCAACGGAGCACCATAACGCGCGCCGCGACGGCGAGATTGTCGCCATCCGGGCAAGCCGAGCGCGAGAGTTTTGGGACATCGGCGTCGAGGATGAGCCGCACCTGTTCGCGCTCGCGTCGGGCGTGCTCACGCACAACTCCAAGCCGAATCCGATGCCGGAAAGCGTGCGCGACCGCTGCACCAAGGCGCATGAGTATCTGTTCCTGCTGTCGAAGCGGCCTCGATACTATTATGACGCAGACGCGATTGCGGAGCCGGCAATCCACGCTGGACGAGTTGTGCTCGCCTCTGGCGATAAGGCAAAAAACGCCAATGCTGGATTTGGCAGCGACACAAAGGCGGGATTTACGAAGCACGACACTATTGTTGCCGAAACCCGCAACAAGCGCAGCGTCTGGACGGTCACAGCGAAGCCATTCAGCGGCGCGCATTTCGCCACCTTCCCGCCAGACCTGATCGAACCATGCATCAAGGCAGGATGTCCCATTGGCGGCACAGTCCTCGACCCCTTCGGCGGCGCTGGCACCACCGGGCTTGTCGCCGACCGGCTGCAACGGAACGCAGTCTTGATCGAACTGAACTCAGCCTATGCGGCTATGGCGGCAGAGAGACTTGGGCCAACAGAAAACAAGATGGAAATCCGAGAGGATATGTTCTGATGATCCTCGGTATCGACCCCGGCATTAACGGTGCTCTTGCCATCCTGGACGGCCAGCATCCGGTCATCCTCGATGTGCCCAAGATCGGCAAGGAACCGGACTACTCGGAGTGGGCAAAGGCGTGGTCCTGTTACCTCCCCTTTGCCGAGCACATCTGGATTGAGAAGGTGAGTGCGATGCCCGGCCAAGGCGTCACCAGCATGTTCAGTTTCGGGGAGCGATATGGCTTCGTGATTGGCCTCGTGGCGGCCAGTGGGGCGCCCTACAGCTTCGTTCGACCCCAGGAGTGGCGGAAGACCGCCGGGATCGTGAACGGTGCTGCAAAGGGGGCCAGTCGGCTTCGAGCCAAGCAACTGTGGCCTGGGAGTCCTTTGTTCGACCGCGCGAAAGACGATGGACGGGCCGAGGCGGCATTGATAGCCTATCACGGGAGCCAGCGGAAATGACCATCGAAGCCACCTACGACAAAGAATACACAAGGTTGCACATGGAGCACGATCCTAGAGAACATGTTCTGTTGGAGCAACCTAAAGGCTTTACGCATCACAGTATCGACAACCGGACCGTCGAATGGTGGACGCCTAAATGGATATTCGACGCTCTTGGCTTGTCGTTTGATCTAGACCCTTGCTCGCCTTCTGGCGGCGTCCCGTGGCTGCCTGCTGCGAAGCACTACAGTTTGCCCCAAGACGGCTTAACGCTGCCTTGGCATGGCAACGTGTGGCTCAACCCTCCCTACGGGAAGCATACCGGAGATTGGCTCGCCAAGATGCACCAGCATCGGAACGGGGTGGCTCTCGTCTTTGCGCGCACGGATTGCCGCTGGTTTCACGAGTATGTCGTGCCCGCCGACCGAATCCTGTTTCTGCGCGGTCGGATTCGTTTTGTGGACGGCATGGCCGTCACGAAAGGCACCGGCGCTGGTGCCGGTTCCTTGCTGACTGCATGGGGCAACGAGCAGTGCGCCGCTCTCGACCGGATGGCCCATGACGGGCACGGTTGGGCTGTTTCAGGCCGGGCGACCGAGATCCGAGAGGACATGTTCTGATGATTCTCGGTATCGACCCCGGCATTCTTCATCCGGGCTTATCTTGAAGCCGAGGTGGAGCGCCTGAAATGACCGCCTATTATAATGAGACAGACCCCTACGCTGCCCAGTGGTTGCGAAATTTGATCGCCGCCGGGCATATAGCGCCGGGCGAGGTGGACGAGAGGAGCATCGAAGATGTCGCGCCAGATGACCTTGCCGGGTATGACCAGTGCCATTTCTTCGCCGGAATCGGAGTATGGTGCCTCGCCCTGCGGCAAGCCGGATGGCCAGACAACCGCCCGATATGGACCGGCTCCTGCCCATGCCAGCCTTTCAGCGCGGCAGGCAAAGGCGGCGGGTTTGATGACGAGCGGCACTTATGGCCCGCGTTTTTCTGGCTCATCGAGCAGTGCCGCCCTTCAGTCGTCGCTGGAGAGCAGGTTGCGGGAAAGGACGGCGCAGCTTGGCTCGACCTTGTATCGGCTGACATGGAAGGAGCAGGTTACGCCTTCGGGGCGGTCGTTTCCCCTGCTGCGGGCTACGGCGCCCCGCACATCCGCCACCGGACGTATTGGCTGGCCGACGCCGACGACACGAGACCACAAGGATGGGGCGGAGTGTCCGAATGTGCCGCTGAACAGCCTGCTGGGGCGGGAGGTGTGGTTGGCGGGTTGGAACACGGCACGAGCGACGGACGGCTCGAACGGGGGCCCCAACCAGGCGGGCGGGGCTTTGGCGGCGGATGCGGCATTATCGGGCTGGCCAACGCCGAGTGCTGCGGAGTTCGGCCATGCCGACCGGGAGGCGTTGCTGGAACGCAGGAGACGCTGCAAAAACAACCGGAAGAACGGCAACGGCTTTGGGTTGACTCTGGCGCAAGCCATGACGGTCTACGAACCAGGCCCGGCCCGACTAACGGCGTCTGGCGAGATGCTGACTGGCTCGGATGCCGAGATGGAAAGTGGAGGCCAGTTAAACCCGGCGCATTCCCGTTGGCTCATGGGGCTGCCGCAAGAGTGGGACGACTGCGCGCCTACGGAAACGCCCTCGTCGCGCCGCAAGCCGAAGCCTTCATCCGGGCCTATCTTGAGGCCCGAGTTGACGAATCAATCTTTTGATCCGAACATGTTCTGAGAAAGGGGTAGATAATGGCACTGACACCAGCACAACTCGCGCTTTGCTCTCTGATCTTTGGAGCGGGCATCGCTACGCAACCTGTTGCCGAGAAGGTCAAGAGCCGTGCGGTCGCGCAGAAGGTTGCGCCGAAAGCGAAACCCGCGTCTGCATCTCGTGCAGCTTCCAAGCCTCAAAGCACCAGCATCATGGACTGCCCGACGCTGGTGCTCTATCCGGTGATGCCAAACCTGGCCCCAATCCCGCCGCTCGACAAGCCGCAGGTCGTCGATCTGAAAACCGGAAAAGATGTTACGCCACCGTCTGGCGGTAGCCTTGTATGGATCTGGCGGCCACCTGCTCCTGCCGTGCCCGAACCAGCGGTATGGGGCATGATGGTCTCAGGCTTCGGCTTCATCGGCCTCGCTCTCCGTCGCCGTAAGGCGGCGGCATGAGCGCCTGGTGCCCATCGGGCGATATCTTGCTGAAAGGAACGGACAATGAACTTGATGCGCCAAGGTCGCCGCCGTGGCGGTGATCGTCTTTCTGTTTTTGCCCGCGCTGAAATGGCTGTTTTTGTGAGCGCCAGTTGGAAGGATAGAACATGACAATTTACAAAGGCCCAGTCGAGGACGATCTCACCGTCGAACAGGGTGACGATGCTACATGCGTCACCAGCGTCGGAGGCGGGCTCGACATCTACGCCGAGGGTGCGCAACTGCCGGCACTGACCAGCGTCGGTAGCTCGCTCTACATCAACGCCGAGGGTGCGCATCTGCCGGCACTGACCAGCGTCGGTAGCTCGCTCTACATCGACGCCGAGGGTGCGCATCTGCCGGCACTGACCAGCGTCGGAGGCGGGCTTGAAATCCGCGCCGGCAAACATCTCCACGCACCGCAGCTTAGCAAGGTCGCGGGCTATCCCATCGCCACGCCAGAAGCCGCTTCCGCTCTACTGCTGGAGGTCGCCAAGGCCGCATTGGCCGCGCCATATGCGCTCACCATGTCGAGTTGGCACTGCGGCACCTCCCACTGCATAGCTGGCTGGGCGGTGCATCTGGCGCCGGGCGGATATGAACTTGAAGCCGAAATGAAAGAAGCACTTGGCTCCGATAAGACGCTCGCGGCCGGCAACATCCTGTTGGGTGTCGAGGCCAGTTCACTTTTCTTCCTCGACGACGAAGCAGCCCGGTCGGCATTGCGTCGCGTGTTGGACGGAAAGCCCGCGCTGGAGATGGGCCAATGAGCGCCTGGTTTTTCTCAAAGCGCCGATCGTCTCCGACGGCTTATGCTCGACGGCGCGCGGAGAACGCCAAGCAAGAGAAGTTTCGGGCGAGGCTTGATCGGTTCGCCGAACTTCTTAGCGAAGGTCGAGGTTTGCCGGAGATCGCAGGCATTATGGGCATTGGTCGGTCCACAAGCGAGGAGTATCTGCGGAGGATCCGGGTCGAACTCGGGCCGCAGGCCAAATAGACATAAGCCGCGATCTCGTGTATAGGGCCATCAACAAAACCCCCCAGGCGACCGGCATGATGCCGGGCTCAATACCGGGGGGTTACTTTTTTAGTAGGGTTTGGAGCACGCCCGCATAATGCCGTCCGCCTCGATGCCGTAGGCGCGCCATTCGAGCAGCCGTTCAAGTGCCCGCGCCAGCCGGGCCTTGTCGGTCTCGGGCATATCGCCAAGGCCGCCGGGTATCTCGGGCACCCGCTCGACACAGGCGACCGGCACCGGCACCTTGACTTCGATTGTCCGCACGATTGGCTCCGGCCGTGTCGTCGCGCAGCCGGCCAGCAGCAGCGCCGCGAAAAATGCCCATCTCATTTCAGAACCTCCCATGCTTCCACGATTACGGGGTCCATAGGGTCGCTCACAGCCCCGCCAGAACGCGAAACAGCCGCGAGCCTTCCCCGAATACCTTCCGTGGCTTTTCGCTCTCTGGCGGCCTCCTGACGGGCTCCCTCGGCGGCTCTGCGCGCTGCCTGCCCGGCCTCCTCGATCTCGGCGATTGCTGCATTCTGCCGGGCGACCGCATCTTCCAGCGCCGCCGCATTGGCGCGCGCCTGGCGGAGGTCGCTCACCAGCGCCGCCACCTCTCCGTCGCGCGATGCATAGCCCGCCCGGAATCCGGCCGATCTGACCTGCGTGTAGCCGACCACGAGCAGCAGCGCGACACCTATCCCGAGCCAGATGCGCGGATCGACGCGCCGGACCAGCGCCCAGATTTTCGCGAAAAATATCATTCTTCCTGCTCCTCGATCTGCCGCAGCGCCAGCGCCCGGCCGCCGCTGCTGCTGCCGAATTCGTAGCCGATGACGCTGCCGCCCCAGCCGATCACCGCGCCCAGGATGCCCCAGACCTCCGCCGGGATCGTGCTTTTGTCGAGCGGCAGGAATAGCAGCCCGGCAATGATGAAAAGCCCGCCGACCACGACAATGAGGCCGATGATGCGCCGAAAGTTCCATTTCATGGCTTGAATCCTATCGCCCGATCGAAAGCCGCGAAATCGCCCAGATACAGCAGCCGCTCCGCATTGCGCCTGCGAACCAGGCCCGCAAGCACCTTGCCGCCGCCCTTGTTCCACAGCAGAAAAGCGTCAGCCGCCTTGTCGTGCGCGCCTGCATTGTGGCGGTGCAGGACCGACGACCGGCCAAATGCGGCCATCCCAATATTGTAGGCCAGCGAGACCATGGCGCCGAACTGGTGGTCGGTCGCCCTCGGTGCCGCCTTGGCCACGCCGTCCTCGAAAGTGGCAAGGATATTCCTGAAAAGCGCGTCGGCGCGCTGTTGCGAGATCCGGTCGCCCGGCTTGACCGGGCCGCCATCCTCGTATCGCGTATTGCCCCACCCGATAGTCCAGACGCCAGCCGGGCAGCGGTAGGCCGTCAGCCGGCAGCTTTCGAAATGGTGCAGCAGCGCGATCGCCCGCGCGTCCACGCGCCGCTTGCCGTCCGGTGGCGCAGCCGGCGCGACCCGCGCCATCACCGCGCGATGCGTGGCCGGCCCGTAGATGCCGTCTGGATCGACACCGACCGCGCGCTGTAGCGCCTGCACATCGGCCAACGTGACGCCTGCGAAACGGGGTGCGCTCATGGTTGCTGTCCTAGTTGCATGAACCGTTGCCGGGCGCCCTCGACCCTGTGCTGAAATCGGGTGTAGGTCTCGGTCCTCGCGCGCGCAGTCATTCTGTCCCGCATCGCGATTGCCTCCTGCCACTCGGTCCAAGCCCGCATCTGTTCGTCCGTCACTTGCGCGCCTCCATCATCGTCTCAACATGGAAGTTCGATCTGCCGATCTCACCGAAATCTCTGTTGTAGTAGGTGGAAACGCCCTTGACGATAAATCCCTCGGGCACGGGCCGGGTCATGTCGTGCTCGGGGCTGAATCCTTGCCTTGCGGCCTTGATCTTAAGCGCCTTCATTGCTCGCCTGACGACAGATTCGTGGCAGCCAAGAGCCTTCGCTGTCGCCCTATTGGAGCCATACAGATCGAAGGCGTCCAGTATCTCTCGCTGGCGTTCGGTAGCAAACGCACGCAACTGTTCGTCAAACATAGCTGGTCCTTACTGGAAGATTTCGCGCAGTTTCGCCCCGACGGCACCGGCAATCATGGACACGCCAGCCAACAAGCCCCAGGCGCGGTTCTTCAGTTTCTGGTAGTCAGCATTGATAGTGTTGTGCGCCTGCTCGACCTGCTTGATCTCCTGTTCGAGAGCAAGAAGCCGCTTGTCGATACCCTCAAGAAGCGCCTCGATACGGGCCAGCCGTTCAACGGTGGTTTTGGCGGCGGTCATTGCGGAACCCCCATCATGGAGGCTTCCGGCGGAGGCGGGACACCTTCTGGCACACGATCGCCAGTCAGGAGTGTCGTGCCGGCCGAGAGGAAGACCCCCTGCACCAACTCACGGACCCCGCGGCGCGGCATACCAGATTTTTCCAGAATGTCGAGAACGCGGGGCAGCTTCTTGGGGTCAAACAGATCGTCGGCCAGTTTTTCGGCCGCAGCGCGGCCGATCGGCGTGCGGGCCAGAAGATTGTTGACGATGGCCGCCTTGAACGCGCCACCGCCACCGAAGCCAAAACCGGACAGGATGTCTACCATGTCTTCGGTCGAGTTCAGGACGGTCTCGATCTTGTCGGGCGGCACACGGGCCAATGCGGCAAGGGCGTCGATTGCCTGCTTCTGAGAAGCGGCGTAGTTCAGGAACGCTTCACCTTCCCCGCCCGGCATGGCCGCAACAATCCTCTCCCGAAAACCGGGGTCATTGGCTGCCCGAGTGGCTAACGAATAGGACTGACTGAGAGAATCGTCATACAGGCCGGAACGGGCGCCAAGGGTGACGCCGGTTGCGCCTTCGGGGCTTTGGCGGGCGATTGCGGCCAGCGTGTCCGTCGTAGACGCACCGGGGCTGGCTGCCTGCCGTCCGAGTTCAGCGCCACCGACATACCGAGGATTGCCGCCATCAGCCACAGCGTTACGTCGCGCAAAGTTCCGCACGGCTACACCATATTCAGGCACCTGGTTGCTGACAAACTGGTTCACCTCGTCGGCCAGGTCTTTGTAGTCCCGAGCACCGGGAACCTGGGGGTTCTTGGCGAGCGCACGGCGGATCGTGTCAAAATCACCGACGGTAAGGGGTTGGCCGTTGTCGAGAGCGTTGCGCAAGCGATCGCGGGTCAGTTTCGGCAGAGAGACATAGGGCAGGATGTCTTCGGCGATAACCTGGTGCATACCGGAAATGTCAACAGGAGTATCCCGAATGGCTCCGAACTCTGCATCGGCAAGATCGCTGGCACGTCGCTTGAGTTCTTCCGGACCAACAACCGGACGCCGGCCGGGAATCGGGCCTGCACCGGGGTTGGCCGACAAAGCATTGGGGGTTGCGTTGGGAGTCCGCACCAACCTGTCAGCCATTTCCTCTGGCAACGTCGTGCGGGCGGTATCGAGTTCACGGGCCACACGACCGACCTGAGACCCCTCCAGCGGACGGGTAAAGCGCCGCGCTTCTTCCGGAGTCAGAATGTCGGCCAGACGGGGGCCTTTGCCGGTAGACCGCGAATACTGTTCGGCGCGTTGCATAAGATCAGCCGGATCGAGGCCAGCCGATTGAATATAGTCAGCCGCCGCCGTCTCCGGCCTCTTGCCGAATTGCTGGACTACACGCCGAGCCCCCGCGGCCAAGGGAGGCGCCACTGCGCCAAACCCGGCACCGAGCACAGCATCCTGGTCCACGGTGTCTAGCCTTTGGTCAGGTTCCTGCGCTCCGGCACCCGCCAATGCACTCATACCCGCCCCGATACCGGCACCGGCAAGCATCTGCTTCCCCAGGCCGGCCACACGGCCAAGCGCGCCTGCGGGGATAGCAAACTGCCCGGCGATTCCGCCAGCCTGCCCCAACATACGAAAGTTCGGGTTGTCGGCTTGGCGGCGTTGTTGCTGGCGCTGCCAAGCGGCTTCATACTCTGGCCCGGAAAGAGCGCCTGTTTCGATAAAGGCTTGCGCTTCGTCGGCCCAGTTGAACAGCATGACGTCAAAAAAACCGCGCGCAGTCGCGCCAAGATCGCTACTGGGGGTGTAGTTTCCTTCGGCGTCGGGCGCTACACGGGTGATCTCCCATTGAAGCGGATCCGTCCCGCCTCGACGGTAGTAATCGGCTGCGGCCTCGATCTGCGTGGGTTTCGGCAAAACGATCCCGCCACCGGTTTCCGCGCTCCTGACGGTGCCGATATACCGCCGAACCGCATCCGGCGTTGCCCCGCGCCGAAGCATCTGCTCGATCTCGAACTGCATTTCGTTCTGTCGAACAGCGTTTGCCGGTGCGACCTCGCCGATGGCGTCGAACTCGTCTGCAACCGGCTGTGGGGCCGGTGCGACCTCGCCGATGGCGTCGAACTCGTCTGCAACCGGCTGTGAGGCCGGCATGGCTGCGGGAACCGGCGGGGTCTCCACAACGTCGCTGAAGGCGTCGAACTCGTCCACGTCAGCGCCTCACCCGAACCTGGCCGTCAGGCGTGCGAAACATCGTGCCCGGCGGGAGGGCTCGCGCTTCCGCAGCCGAGGTAACGGCGACCGGACCACCCTGACGAGGCCGGCTGTCGATTCCTGCTCGCTGAACACGAGCATACAGGTCAGGAGGGAGGGCCTTTCTCAGCGTGTCTCCGGGGCCAAACAGCTTGTCGAGTTGGTCAACCGCAAACAGGTTGGCCTCCACGTCCTGCGTGGGATCGGTCGCCATGTTCAGGAAGAACTGAAGTTCGACGTTCGAGTTCATTTGCTGCGCCGACATGCCAGTTACCTGTTTCAACTGCGCGATGATGGCCGGACGGAGGCTGTTCACCCGTTCCCGGAGCCGCTGGTCCTCCGAACCCAACGCACGGCCTACCCTCTGGCCGATACCAGTTCCCGCAACGTAGTTCCGCACGTTGGACACGAGGCCGCGTTCCGCACTGGGAACAAAACCTCTCCGGTCGAGGCTTGCGTAGGTTGTCGCCAAACCGGAAAGAGTTTCGCCAAGGCGGGCTCTGGCTTCAGCCCTTGAGCCGTCGTCTTCCTTGCCAGCGGCGCCTCTAGGTGCTGCCACGGGCCTGGGCGGGGCGTCCGGCGTTGCGGCCAGGCGGCGAGCACCACCTTGGCCCCCGAGAACCTTCGGAACATACGCCCGCGTTTCCGCGGGAAGCTGGCTTAGCCAGTTATCCCCACCACGCTGGATCGCCTGCCGGACTGCTGCGGGACCAGCGTTGTAAGCCGCTACGGCACGTTCGATGTCCCCGAACTGCCGCAGCATCTCGTTGAAATAAGCTTCCCCGAGCGCCCGGTTATATTCCGGATCGGTGCGGTAACGGTTTTCATCAAACGGCAGGCCAGCCAAGGCAGCGGCTTCGGGAGCAGTGCCGGGCATGACCTGCGCGATACCGATTGCCCCGGCGGACGAAGTAAGCGGGCGGCCGTTGGCGTCAAACTGACGCCCGCCGCTTTCAACAGTCAGCATACGCTGGAAAACGGAACGCGGGTCTCTTGGAACAGACGGCGCACGGTCAACCTGGAACAGTTCCGTGCCACCGCCACCGCGGCGGATCGCGGCTGTGGTCGGGGGGAGTTTGATCTGCGACCAATACTCCACCGCCCTCTGCCGATCGCCGCCAAAAATCTCGGTCAGGCGCTCGATAAGCTGAATGTCGGCAGACGGTGAAACACTCTGCGGAGCCTCAAAAACCGACTCGACCGTCCCATCCTCGCCCACACGAACAAGATTGGTGCCGACCTTCATAAGCTGCGGGCCGGGAGGGCGAAGCGCATTGCGTGCGGCTACGGCCTGCTCGGGGCCTTCCTGAAACAGAAAAGCGAAAGCTTCTTCGTCGTTGGGGTTGGCAGCCAGACGGGCACGGGCCTGCCGGACCTGCTCGGCTCGCTCCATCTGCTGGCGGCGAGTCATCTCGGTTCGGTAGACCGGCTCGACGCCCCCTGCCATGGCAAAGGCGTCGGCTACTGTGCCAAGCTTCTCCAGGAAGTTCCTTTTCGGGCGCGCCTGTCGCACGGGCGGCAGGTTGAGACCCGGCATCTGCGGCATTTGCGGAAGGGGCGAGGTCAGCACGCTGCCGAGGTAGTTTTCAGGCACGGGACACGTCCAGCCTGGAGTAATCCACCGTCAGGAAACCGTTTTCAAGCGGGCCAAGCGCCTCGGGACGCAGGACCGCAACCTCGTTGGCCAGCACGCCGATATGCTCCCGGTCGTCTCCCCTGTAAGTGAAACGATAGACGCCAAGGCCGTCCGGCTTCGTGTCGATCAGTTCGATGTTATCCTTGGCCCGCGGATCCGACAGCGTTGCAAGACCGCCAGCCACCTGGCCGATCTGTCCGAGCGCGCCGAGGAAGCCCGTAAGACCACCCGTCTTCCTGTTTTGCGATCCGACATCGGCAATAAGCTGGCCGGCCCCCAGACCGCCTTGCAGTCCGACTTGCGAGCCCTGCAACAGATTGCCGAGATAGTTCTGATAGGCGCCCTGCGCCAGTTGGCCGGCGCGCGTCTGAAGCCCCCGAAGGGTCGAACCGGACTGAAGAAGGCCGCGGGCCGCAGCCGATCCGCTGACGCCGCGCATGGCCTCACCAAAGATGTTCTGGTAGCCAATGGATCGCTTGAAGTTATCGAAACCCGCGCCGCCGTCTTCGCCCGTCAAGGCGTTCATATAGGCGCCAAGACCCTGGGAGCCCTGCGCGGCAAGTTGGGAAGCAATCGGCCTGAACGTGTCAGTGATATACCGATACTGAAGGTTGGTCGGCTTCCTCCTGGACTTCAAAAAACCCATAGCGCGCCTCGAACTTCTGGCGGGTCATGGAGAAATGCTCCTGCTGACCCTCTGCTGTGTCCGTCAAACCAAGAGACTTGAACCCCATCTGACGTGTAAACCACCGAGAAGCGCGATTGAACGCGGGCACCATTCCGACAATGGCGCGAGCCTGGCAAGCGACGAACATATACCGCAGCAAATCTATAGCCGTCAAGAAGGCTTTTGGCACGCGATCGACCATCAACCAATGGCCCTTGTAGACGCGATCTCCCACTTGCTCGAACATGAGAATGTTCCGACCGTCCGTTACGGCAATGTTGTCGGGATCGGCCAACCACACTGCCGCGTTGAAACCATCTTCCACCATACCAGCCATGTCCGGCTGGTCCACGCGCTCCTGAAGCGTTCTGGCGCATGTGAGAAAGGTAATCATACGATACTGCCCGGATCGCCAATAACACCAATGCTGAAAAACCCCGAAGCGGCAAAACCCGAAGTCACCGAAGTTACCACCGGGGTTGCAAGGGGTATCTGGCACCGAGCCGCGACGACGGCAGGGAAAATAATCCCTTGTAGTCCTCCGGAAGCGCTGGCACCTATTGGTAGGACAAAAGTTCCACCTGCGTCAGTTCTGGACACCGCTAGGACATACTGAACTCCCTCGATAAGCGTGACCGGAGCCGTCAGATTAAGCCGAATTGTGGCTAGTGTAACTGTAGTTGGGGCAGTATATTCAACGCCGTTATCAACAACTGCCGTAATCGTGGCCGTTGAAGAAAGGCCCGACACTTCATAAACTCTTGCGTTATACTTCCCCCCGGCGGCTAAAGTTAGTGTAGCGACTAAAGCAGAGATTTCCATATCAGCAAGAGGCATAAAATATATACCTTTTGTCGCAAAACTTGAGGTAGAAGCTGACTGTCCATAGGACAGAAATGAGTCGTAAAACAAACCACCGCCTCCTCCGCCACCTGAACCGCTGGTTGCAGCCGTAATCCGGCCTTGCGCGTCAACAGTTAGGTTCGTGTTCGTGTAACTTCCCGGCGTAACCGACGTGTTTGACAGATTGAATGTGCGATCCGCGCTCAGGTTTCCGCCACCAGTGAGGCCGGTTCCGGCCGTCAGGACAATCGACTTGTCCGCCTTGCCGTCCACACCGTCAGCCGTGCTGCTCTCATTGCCGAATAGCTGCTCCCACAGTCGCATGAACGTCGAGGTGGGAGTTCCGGTCTCGGGATCGACGATCGGCCTCTTGATGTTGAGAGGGTCGATTCGGAGCCTCGGGGGCTTAGCCATCTTGCGTGTCTCCGTTCAGGCGCACATCCAGGCCGTCGATCCGAACAGTGGCGCCAGTATCCCGAAACTCGAAAATCCGCCCCGGCGCCCGAATGAGGCCGAGAGAACGCCACATGATTTCGGCGCTGTCTTCGCCGGCCGGAACGTCAATCGAGCCTTGGTCCTGAAACGACTTGCCGTTGTCGTCGCTGGTGTAAAGCGTGATGGCCGCCGGCACAAAAGCCGGGTTCCCGGTGTTGATAACGAGAAACACCGCATTGTTACGGACGGACTGGCGCATACGGGCCGGGACGCCACCCGAGACACGACGCTCGAAGTCTTCGGGCGGGTTTTCCTCGATCGGGCTGTCATCGAGGCCATTGTTCGGATCCAGTGTCCACAGAAGGCCGAAATTGTCGTCGCCCCCCACGACATTGGTAGCTGCGCCTCCGAGATAGTTGGCTTTGTCGATAGACAGCCAGTTGAGACCGAGATGCAGCCTCCATGTCGGGGTGCCCTTGTTGGACCATGTGCTCCACGAGTTCGTGGTCAGATCGTAGACAAGGCTACTGCTCTCACCAAGGCGGAGCACATAGAAATCATGGCCATCGAGGCTGAAAGCCCAGGCACGGGCTTTGCGGATTTCCGGCTTTCCTGTTACCGCTACCAGAACTGCGGTTTGCGATATTTGAAACGGCGAACCGGAGCCAAACAGCACCATAGACGAAAACTGCGACATGTCCACTTGCTGCGAAGCAAGGTTATAGGCAGTAAACAAAGAAAACTGGGACAAGTTGAGGTCCGGGTTCCCCCCGCTGAGGGAAAAAACCGTAGCCTGTGACAGATTTAGGTCAGGTTCTCCCTCGTTAAGAGATAGAGCCGCGGCCTGTGAAGTCTCAATTTCAGGCGTATCAGCCATTAGACCGTCCGGTCGATCTTCAGATTCATCGCATCGACAGCGGTCGGGGTCCAGGGCGCACTGGTGGCGGGGTCTTCCTCGAAGATGTCGAACCAATAGGTAAAAGCGGGCGTGATCGGACGATCCGCGCCAGCCTGTTCATCGGTCCCACTAACCACCGACACTTGGATATTGCCGTCACCGCCGTCGATTTTACGCGACCTGTGAATGGACATAACTCCCCGGACACTGGTGATGTCAGGAGGCAGATTTGTCAGGCTGCAAACATAGGCATCGGGCGGGGTATTGTCGGCGGAGATGTATTGCGTGGCGTCCAACGGCGGGTTGTTGTCCAGCAGATTCCACCCGGTTGAACCCGTCGAAGGCGCCCAGTTAAGAGCAACATCGCCGTCAGGAACAAGTTTGACAATAGACACAGACCCAAGAAAATTATTGTTGTAGGTGCCGGTGGTGTCCCAAATAATAAAATCCTTGATGTGCCAGACCGGAGGGCCTAGCCCGCCTGTGCCCCGGCGGAAATTATGAAACGCAATAGCTGCACAAGGAGCGTTGCTAGCAGACGTATTGATATTGCTAGCGTTTATAACCGTAACTCCATCAACCCTGATTTCAATTGCGCCGTTTATGCTATCAAATGTAGCCTTGATTTCAACGTGCTGCCACGCATTAGTGACAATTACAGGACCGACTGTTTCTGCGATAATAGTCGCGCGATTAACGTTTGAACTGGCGCCACTTGACTCAGTAATCGTCCCCCTCCAACATTGAATTCGTCCGGTAGGAGTAACTTCAACATTGAAAATAATATTGTTGTTGTTGTCCTTGAACTGGAAAATTCCACAACATGTGTCTACAACGCTTGAAGGGAGCGTATTAAACCACAACCTGACGCCAGCACCAACCGCAGTTTTTGGGGTATTTAGAACTTTCCTAAGTAGATTAGTAAAGGACGTAGTAGTGCCAGTTCCTACGTTGTTAAGTGTCGTGCCCATCCTAAAAACAATACTACCGGTAGCATTAGGATCAGGATCGGTTACAACGGTGTTGAGTGATCCGCCTTGGGGGTTAGACCCCGCTTCGTTGGTCGTGCTGGCATACAGCCCGTTCAACATCAGGTTGGTTGCGGTTGCTCCGGTGCCATACAGGGAAAAGTTTTCCATCCACTCAATAGCCATATCAAAGCACCTTTGCCAGTCTGAGAGCGGTTCGGATTCTTTCCTCTACGCTGTTGTCCGAAATGCGCTGCGGCGCACCACCCGAAATGGCATACACCACCCCGTCGCTATCCGCAACGATGATGGTGTCCTTGATCTGCGCGTCTGTGCCCTCGACGGTGCCACGATCAAAGACCTGGCCCTGCACCCGGAGAAACGGAACCTCGAAATCTCCGGTTGGATACCAGACTTCCGTGGTTTTCTCTCCAAGAAGCCAGAATTGATCTCCGACGACCCGAACAGCAAACAGGGGATCCGGCGACCTTTCAGCCGTGGCAAAGTTCAAGGGCCGGATGAACGTCTCACCGGGCTCGATCCAGAAGAACCGCCCGTTGAAACCACTCACATTCGTCGTCTTCGGAACCACAATGACATATCCGGCAACGAAAGCCACGCTGACAGGCGCCAGATCGTCGGGCATATCCACGGTCGTCAGATAGGGCGACCCGCCTCCCGTAAGCGTAGCCGCGCCCCAGGAGATGTTTGCGCCCGTCTCCGTTGTCGTGATACCGTTTCCGGGAGCGCCGACATCTCGCGCCTGCACCCGAAGCGTGAGGGCTGTTGAAGACCGGCCGAGAACAGTCGGGTGCTCCACCAGCAACGTGGAATACTGCGTGCCAGCGTCCCCATCGTTGTTTATGGCCGCTCGCATATTGTCGAGAGACACAACATTCGAGCCGCCAAGCTGCACCAGCCACGGATTGGCTGAAGTGCCAGCAGGCGTTCCGGCGTTTACACTGGCGTTGGTCCACTGATAATACACGCCGCCGATCTCGATGACATCGTTGTTCTGGATCGCCCCCGCAGCCGACAGAACTCCAAGCGCGTATCCGTTCTCCGTGTAAAGCCAAAGCGTCGTGCCATCGGCAACGTAGCAGAACTCGGGCGTTCCTGGGCCAAGAGCCGAAGTGATGGCGATACTCGGAAAGCCATCCGGGTTCCCCGCAATGCCGGAACCAATGAAGGTAACGATGTTCGTCGGGTCCAGCCGGTATAACTCCTGCCCCGAGACGATAAACAGCGCGCCGCCAAAGCTACCTGGCTCGCTGAACAGCGCACGAATCGGGCCTTCTCCGACACTGACAAACCGTTGGTTGGAAGGCCGCGACAGGATCGCGGTCCCCTCCTTCAAGTTCGTCGGGTTGGCTTCCAGATAGCGGTTGCGGAGCGGAATGAAGGGCTCACCCGCTACACTACGCCGCCAGTCGGTGTTCCAGAGATTAACAGTTACCACGGGTTGCCGCCATACCACTGGTTGTAGCTTTGGTGGGTATCGGGCACGTTCTGGCCGCCGTAGCTGGTCGATGCCCGCTGCGTGTATCGTTGCTTGCACCGCGGCAGAAGCCGGTTGTAGATGAACATGGTCCCGGCAGTCGGATCGATCTCGTCAAGGCCGGTCAGACGAATTGCGGTGCCGGCCACGAGCAGATCGTCAAACTCGGGCGGCAGCGGCAACGGGTCGGTAAGGGTCAACGGCTGGATCGGACGCCAATCGGCCAAATCCGACCGATAGAACAGAGTCAACGGGTCAAATCCAGGCAACAGCACCATCGTCGATGCGCCGTCCACCAGGCGGCCATTGCCGTCTATCGTCAGATTGGCAGGCGAAGCTACGCTGACAAAGGCCATGCGAGCACCATCCGAAGGATTGGACGGAAGATAGACGGTTCCAGCCGAACCTCCACGCCACAGCACCCGAGAGTTCTGCGGCGGCTGGCTCACATAGGCTGTGGACGCTGGCGTTCTTTCGCCAATCGGAAAGGTCTGGTCGTAGTCTGACTGGTTGGACGGAAAGGGAAGCGCCACCGGATCCGCGTTGAGCGGCGCGGCGATCTGCACAGTAGGCACAGCCCACTCAGAAAGGTTCTCCCCGATCTCCGCGCCAAACAGGGACATAAGGAAGCCATTGAGCCGCGACAGGCCCTCATCAAGTTCCGCTGGCGTGAAAGCGGGGCTGTTGACGGTCTTGATCGCTGCCTCTCTGTAGGCGCGCTCTACGGCTTCCTGTGCGAGCATCAGAACATATCCGTCTCAACGTCGGGTTCGGCTTCGCTCTCGACGACCTTCTTTGGACGACCCCGAGGCTTGGGCTCTTCGGTTTTCGACTCAACCACCCTGGAAGGGTGATCTTGCCAGCCCTCGGGAACTTCCTCGGCCGATCTGAAAATAGCCGACCGACCGCCAGGGCCGTAACGGAACGAGGGGAATGTTTGGTTGCCCATGTAAATGCCTTTCCTTTGGTGGCATTACGCCCCTTAAACCGAAAAAGGAGGGGGAAGGTCAAGAGCCTTCCCCCTCTCATGGTCAGGCGGTGCCAGCAACCAGAGCGCCCATGAACGGGTCCATGTTCTCAGCGCCGTAGATGCAGTCCCACCGATGGATGTGCTGGCCGGTAGCAATGTCCGACCCGCGCCAGTAGCGAATGGAGATACCCGTTTCGGGATCCACCGCGTAGCTGGATTCACCCGTGAAAGGCTGATGCAGCCGAGCACTCACCAACTGGATCGCGGAGCGGGTCCACGCACCCCGGATACGGCGGGTCAGGTTGGCCGCGCCAAGGTGGGTGACAACCGCATTGTCCACCGCAGCAGCGTTGACGGTCGCGAACGCAGTGTTGGCTGCGGTCGAGATACCGTCGTTGGTGCCTTGGACGATCAGCGGGGGGTTGACGATGAGGTTCATGGCGCCGCCAGCGTCGGCAACGATCGGCGTGTTGAGCGGGGAACCGACCGGAACCGAACCCGAAGCAGTCGAGGAGCCACCGAGCACCGTGAACTGCTGAAGGTAGGGAAGCTGGACATTGTTCCGCCAATCCCACGCAAACACGTTTTCGATGGTGAGGATTTCACCAACCCGAACAGTGGCGCCGGCCGTTTGACCGTCAACCGTAAGGGTCTGGACCATGGTGTCCTTCACATCACGATAGTTGACGCTCAGAGTGCCGTTGTTGATCAACGTCGTGTTCGCCGCAACACGGGTGCCGTTCGTGACCGCCGGGCATTGCTGCGTGGCGTAGAGGTCAATCTCCGAGAGGATCGGGATGCGGATCCTGTTCAGTGCATCCCGGTTCACGTTCTGGATATTGCCGCCGATCAGCGAACCACGGATGTTCTCGCCATCCTCGAACAGAACGGTCGAAACCAGGTCCGTGTTCGGAACACCGAGGTTCATCAGTCGGGTGTGAACCCGATTGAAGGCCGCGGGGCTCTGGATGAAATTGTCCGGGTCCGTTGCCGGCGTCGAACCACCGACGTAGGAGAAGAACTTGGCCACTTGACGCTGAAGATGCGCGTCGATCTGGTGAGCAAGCGTCGAAGCAGCCGACTTCATGACCTCCGAACGCATGAGCGCGTTGTAGGACTCGACATACTCGATGTCGCCCACAGCCACGTGGACCTTCGCATACTGGTCCACCGCAATGTCGATGGAACCAGTGACGATGTCCTGGGTCGCCAGCGCGGCGCTCTTGGCCGAAGCATCGTTGCGAGCGAACCGCGGAGGACGCTTCACATTGATCTTGAGGCCGTTTTCGTCGGTCACCTGGTCCCGGAACGTGCCCTTGACCAGCTTCCCGGTCACGAGTTGGTTCTTGGCCAGAAGGAGCATGACATTCGCATACTCCTGTGCGTTGAGAAACTGGTTTGCCACGGCATTTACCCCTTACTGTTGGCCATCTTCTCGAAAGCCAGAAAATCTGCGGTTGCCGCCGAAGTGCTGAACTGGCCCGTGGACCCCCTGGCGGGACTGATGGGGTCCGGTGCGCTCGAAACAATCTTTGGCTTGGGACGGGCTGGCTGAGACATCTCGGCCTCTTTCCGGCCAAACCAGAGAGCCTGCTGCCGCGGGTTCATGTCAGCGACTCTGGCCGCCTCCACCGGATTTTGAGCGAGATAGTAGAGAATCTCAGCGGCGACCTTTGTTTCCGCTGCGGTCTCGAACATCTCCTGGGTCAGAGGGAACTCGCCATTCCTGGCGGCTTCCACAACGACCGTATCGAAATCGGAGAACTTGGCTTGGCCGATTTCCGTGATCTGGGCAGCCTTTTCGCGGACTTGAGCAAGATGTTGCTCGGCAGCAGCCGCGCGCTGAGCTTCTTCCTGCTTTTGCAGGAGCGCCTGTATTTTCTGCTCCGCGCGGAAATCCGCCAGATCAGAGAAATACTGCGGGTCCAGTTCCCCATACCGATAATTTCTCGGATCGGGGCCTTGAACAGTCGGATCTCTATTCCCCTCGGCAACAGGTGTCAAGGGGTCTTCCTTTGCAGCTTTCGCGGCCGCTAGTTCGGCTTCGATTTGCTGAAGCCGAGTGCGCTGTGCAAGGGCTTCGCGCTCCCAATACCGACGATCCGCCGTCAGTTTGTTGATGCGTTCGGCGGTGGTTCGCTTGGACTTGTTGAGTTTTTCGACTTCCTCGCTATCTTCAGCGCCGCTGTCGTCATCTCTGCCTGCATCATCGCCAGTCTCGCCGGCGTCAGCAGCCACAGGAATCGCGTCTTCGGGCTCATCCCCGGTTTCCTCCTTGGGAGCCTCACGCAACGCAGCCGGCGTGAAGATCGAAATATCGGTTTCCTGAGTGTCAACCGCGTTTGCGTCGGGGTTCTGTTCGGTCATCGTCACCGTCCTCTTGCAAAGAATTGGCCAGTTCCATGGCCTTGAAAATCTTGTCCGAGTCTCTGGTTTCCACCTTGGCGTCCACGTCACGAGCCCGAGCATCGGCGTCAGACAAAGCCTTGCGTGCGGTTGCCCGAAGATTGACAGCGCGGGCCATCCGTTCGGCGACTTCGGCCCGGACAGCCTGAATCTCGGCTTCCTTCAGTTTCATGTCGATCTCCGCAGCCATCTGCGCCGCCTGGCTTTGCTGCTCCTGCATTTCCTGCATTTCAGGCGGCAATTCATCAGGCGGAACGACGCCAGGCGGCAGATTCAGACGGAAACGACGCGCAAACTCGGACGCCTGGGGCCAATCCTGGGCTTCCGCGACCAAATCCATCACAAGAACGGCGCTTTCGGGCGCTGCGTTCACGAAAGTCATCATCTGTTCGGCCGCCAGAGCCCGTTTTGTGACTGTCGCGGGGCCAGTCGTCACCGTCAGACCGTATTTGCCCATGGTGATGTCGCTATCGGGGTCCGTAGGGTCGTTGATAACGACCTGAAGGGCCTTGTCCTTCTCCCCGAGGATCGTAACCGTCCGCATCGTGTCGTAAACGGTCGGAATAAGTTCCAGAAGGTTCTTCGCGCACCGTTCTTCGGCAATCCGAAGCCGGTCGTGGTAGACGAAACTGCCAAGATCGCTGACGGACTGGCGCGCCTGAATGGCTCTTCCAGACACTTCGTTCGATTTCTGGCCCAAAGACGCCTCGTGGATGTTGGACACATCCCGAATGTCCTGCACGGACATCTGTGTCTCGGTCAGCAACGCCGCGTCGAGCGCTGGCGGATCTTGCCGCTTGGGCTCCATGCCCTCCGAGTTGTAGATCAGCAACGGATCGTCACTCAGATGGCTGTTCCGCCACTCCTTTTCGTATCCCGCAACGGCTTCCTTGGTCGCCACCCACTTGTTGCGGGGCGCTGCGACCATCTGTTCGGCCGCGATCGAGCGTTGGTAGTTGTGAAGGCGCTGAGGGTCTTTGAGAAGCCTCACCAGGCCCCAACGATGCACCTTGTCGCCCTCCCGCAGTTCCCATCCGGGAACCCGGTAGACCGGAACAGACGACACAGGAAGCGTGTAGGGGCCTTCGAGGATGTCTCCGCCCGAGCAAAGATACTTCTGGCAGACGATCCGGGGCACGTCGCGGACCATCGGTGTGCCGTCAGGGCGCCGGACAATCGCTTCGGGGTTCGGAGAGCCATCCGGCAGGATGGAGATGACCGAAAGACGCTCCTCAAGCATCTCCGGTTCGATCTCGACCGTGCTTCCGCTCTGAAGCAGGGCAATCGTGCGCCGGCCGTCCTCGATCCGCCGCCAGTAGCTGACCACCTTGATGCAGTCGGATGCATACCAGGTCGTCGTGCCAGTGCCCGTGGTGGCCGCGGAATCCCCGAATCCAGTGGTCGCCGCCCACGGATAGCGCGCTTTGAAATCGCCGATTGCGATGTCGTCCACCACAAACGCAAAACGGCTGTCTCCCGCGCACGGAAGAACGGCCATGGGGTCGAACACAGCCGCAAAGGGGTTGGCAATCGGCTCGATCTTGGCGTCTTGGTAGAACACCTCGTCGTTATTGTATTCCAGGCAAAGCTGGAACGCCCCGATACCGCAGATGGTCTGGTATTTCATCGCCTCATCGCGGGCAAAATCGGACTGCGAGTTCCTGAATATGGCCTTGATGATCCCCTGACGGACTTCCGCGATCTCCCGCGTGCCATCCTGCATGGGGTATACCCGGATTTCAGTCTCGTTCATGAGACGATTCCCGATGATCTGCGCCACGAACGCAGGAAGGCGGTTGATCGTCAGGCAGGGCTTGCGCGCTCTCTTGCGCTGTTTGAGGACGTTCGAGTCCCACTGTTCGCCGAAAGTGAACCGGATGTCTTCCAGCGCCGCTATACGATTGTCGTTATCGGCCTCGATCCCCTGGTCGAAGCGTTTACGCATCTCGGAGAGGAACTCCTCGGCGTTTCTGTAGCCTTTGGGGACCGCTGGCTTGCGGCGTCGGGACGTATCGGTGTCGTAAGCCATCTAGAGCATCCACCCACCTTCGGAGTTCTCGAACTCATGATACGACACTGCCACAGTCGGGGTTAATTCTACCTCGCTCAAGGAAACCCGGCGTTCTGGTTTTGGCTCAAAATACTCTTTTGAGGCAAAAGTCAAGGCCAGGGCGTCCCCGAGATCGGGCGACCGCAATCCTCGGGTCTTCATGTCGGCCTTCGACATCAGTAACCAATCGAGGTTCGTGCGGTGTATCTGGCGGACTGACACGAGATCGGAAGCAAGGTCATCGTCATTCGGTATCGAGGCATAGCCCTCGGGGTCTTCCAGCCACTCTTTCAGCCTGCCATACATCTCTGCCCGCCGGTTCTCCGGTCCTACGCGGCTGCGGTTGGCCATCTTCATCTGCGAGGGCGACCCAAAGCTGACTGCCCGTATCTTGTCGCTGTATGAAGGGCCGTAGGCTCTCAGGGACGTGACGATCGCCTGCCCCATGTTTCCGCTGTCGATATTCACGCGGTCGGGGTCGTGTCGGTCGATCATGTCTTTTACCCATTGAACGGCCTCAGCGTGTTGAAGTTTCGTGCGCCATTCCTTGACTGTCACGGCGTTGCCATGGCGCATGACGATGGCGAAGCGGTCCCCGCCGCCGCCAGCCGGGTCGACGCCCATGATCTTCGGGCCAGCCGGAATCGTATCGCGGCCACGGGCTCGCAGAATTGCCGCAGGGTTGATGAACGTGTCCGTCTCGATCGACGACCATGCATCCATGGGGGTGCAGGGGTATTCACGGTTGAACCTCTGCAGGCCGAGTTCTTTCACCTTGAGACGCCGCCACATCATCTGGCCATCGTCAAGGTCGAATGTCCGGGCGAGTTCGGCCTCGGAGACGTTCGTGTCGTCAGGCGGCGCCGTTTCCAGTCTGAACTCGGTCTGTGGCGGGAAACGATACTCTTTCTGGATGAACCAGGGGATGAACACGGACTGGTAGATACCCTCGTCTTTCTCCCCCTCACGGAAAATCTCGTAGAACTTGCCCGTGGGGCCACCGGACGTGGACTCGATGATTATCTCGGTGCCAGGCAGGAGGGCCACGCACTGAACGGACGCGGCAAAATGGCTGTCGGCGTTCTGCCA